GAAGGCACTCATGAACGGAGAGGACGTGAGCAACTGGAAATTCACGGGAGAGGTAAAGGAGATGCCGGAGCAATGGAACAACTGGATGGAGGCCAACGCAGAGCGCATAGGCAAAGCAGCCAAGAAGGGAAAGCTCCCCTACTTCCTGCGGGACAACTTCACAGACGGGGATCCCACGAAGGGTCTCAAATGGATGCAGCAGACGACACCAGCTGCAGCCAAGAAGCTCACGCCATTGGAGATCGCCGCCAAAAGACACGCAGACCGGACACCGGAGCAGGCACAGGCCATCATCAAGGAATGGAGAACCAGACAAGCATCAGTCAAGTACAGCCAGAAGATCCTCAACCTCGCAGAAGGAATCAAGGACATCGACACGAAGACACTGGCCAAGTCACTCCAGACGGGAGAGTACGCAGCAGCCCGGATGCAGGCAATGGCAATCGCCAAGGACTTGAAGGCACTCAAGCAGCTCCCATACATCGACAACCCGATAGCAGCAGCGAAGACCTACAGCATGAAGGAGGTGCAGCAGGCCAGCGACGCCATCATGCACAAGATGTACGGCATAGCCCAGAAGCCGCTGGCAGAACAGGGCACGGCACTCGATTACGAGGCACACTACGTCGCAAAGCACCAGAAGTACAGCACATGGAGGCTGGCAGAGGCAGCATACAAGAAGGAATTCGCCTACGTCGAGGACAAGCTCGAATGGGAGGAGCTGAAGACGAAGTTCCAGCAGCTGAAGGCATACGCAACGAAGAGCAAGAGCTACACATCTCAGCTCGAGATCACGGAAGGATTCATCGAGGCCGGAAACAAGCAGTACGTCCAGAACGGCATCAAGCATCTGGAAGAGCTGCAGGCCAAGGCAGAGGCGAAGAAGGCCAAGGCCGCTGCAACGAAGGCGACACCAAAGCCAACAGCCACAACCACCACACCACAGCAGCCTGTCGATATCGGCAACACCACCACCCAGAAGGGACACGTCGGAGACTACAAGACAATGACGGACAAGGAGGTGAAGGCACAGGTCATGAAGGACATCGGGTGCGACTCTGCAATGGCAGAGCGTTACGCAGACGCCGTCTACTCATTCAGCTACCAGTGGGACTACGAGATCAGACACCTGCAGACCGGGGAGAAGTTCAAGTCGTACCACAACCACACGATGGCACAGATCCGGCAGAAGGCGAAGGACTTGGAGGACTACATAAGCAAGGCTCCGAAGTGGGACGGAGGAACGACCTACAGAGGAATGAGCCTCTCGGAGAAGGAACTGAAGAACCTCATCACAGAGCTGAAGAACGGACAGGGCGACATGATGGGCACGTCCTCATGGACGACGAAGGAGCACATCGGCCAGCACTTCTCGGAGATGCACTGCGGAGAGTACAGCCCCAAGTTCAAGGACGAGAAGACAGAGGCCGTCGTCCTCGTGGCGAAGAAGCAGGGCAAGGCCACCAGCATCCAGCACATGTCGAAATACGGAGGCAGAGAAGCAGAGGTGCTCTCTTCAAAGGACGTGAGATGGAAATTCGTGAAGACTTGGGAAGAGGACGGATACACCTACATCGAGGTCACGCCAGCCAATTAGCAGCGTAATAACGACGGAAGGATTCAGTCAAGAAAAGGGGATCGGAATCGCTGGTGTGACAGAAACGCTCGAAGAGGAGAGCCTGCACAGCCACAGGGGTGCCGTCCTTGAAAAGCGAATCATCCGGGAAGCCCAGACGACGGAACAGCGCAACGGCATCATCCACAGGGCTGGTATCACCGGAAAGAAGAGAGGAAACCCAAGCCTCCTCACACGCCCAGCCAAGGAAGAACGTACCGTCCGGACATTCGTCCTCACCTTTGTAGAACTTGCACCGGGAAAGAAGAGCCGCCCGGCGATCAGCCAAACTTCGTGCCATGATTCCGAATTTTGGGCAAAGTTACGAAAAAGGCCGGAAAGTAACAAAGGAAAATCCGAAAAAGTGCATTTTCCGGAGACAAAATCCACAAAAACCCCAAATTTTTGAGTTAAATCAAGTTAAAAGTGATTACAATATAACCACATTTAACAAAAAGTCCGTATATTTGCGGCATCAATTTGCAAATTTAAAAATTTATGTATCAACAAATTCTCGACGCACTGAAGAAGAAATTCGCAGGGGTCAACGACAAGATTCTGGAGCGGATGGCCAAGAAGATGGCCAAGACGACAAAGACCGAAGACGAAGTTCAAACCGCCGTAGACGGGGTGACCTTCCAGCAAATCATCGACAGCGAGGGCGACAGACGAGCTAACGAAGCAACGGATACCGCCGTACGCAACTACGAAACAAAGCACAATCTCAAGGATGGCAAGCCAGTGGCAAAGCCTAATGATGACGACGACGACGATGACGACGACGACACTCTCGATGATGATGACGCCAACGGCGACGACGACACCAAGGGCAAGAACCCCGGCAAGAAGGGCAAGGGCAAGAAAGGCATGAGCCGCACAGAGAAGCTCCTCCAGCAGATGCTGGACAACCAGCAGAAGATCAACGAAAGACTTGATCGCATGGACGGGGAGAAGACAGCGACCTCACGCAAGGCACGCTTCGAAGAACTTCTGAAAGACGCCCCAGAGAAGGTGCGCACCCGGTACATGAGGGACTACGACCGTCTGAACTTCAAGGACGACGCAGACTACGATCAATGGCTTGAGGACATCACACCGGAGATCGAGAGCGAGATCAACGAAGCCAAGGCAGAGGGAGGAGTAACTACACCACCGAGGGGAGGAAAGCAGACTCGCAAGGAAGGCGAAGTGGATCCATCTGTAACGCAGTACCTCGACAACGAGGCATCGAACGAGAACACGAACACGTTCTCAACGATTGCGGGACTTCCGACGGCACCAGCAGCACCACAAGCGAAGTAGGCCGACCAAAACAGAGAACAATTAACAGGAAGTTCAACTCAAAAGAAGGAAAGTCAAATGAACCGTAACTTCAAATTCAAAGCAGCCGACAAGCCGGATCCCGTCTATTTCGAGCAGATCTTCGCAGAGAAGCCCGGAGGCGGCATTCTTGCTAATCCGGAATTCGACGTGCTGAAATCAAGTGCCGTCGGCAAGAACGCCGAAGGCAAGATCGTGCCCATTAAGGCATACCGTCTCGTAGAGGCGGCAGAAGCTGACGCCACAACCATCAAGATTGCAAAGGGAAGCGGTGTCAAGGAAGGAGACATTCTCGCCACAGGCAGAATCGGTGTAGCCTGCACCAAGGTGGACACCGAGACCTCAGAGGATTATGACGTGGTGACCGTCACACTCGGCGTAGCAATCGACGCAGGGAAGGTGCTCTACCAGAGCAAGGTGGCCAGCGTTGACGTGGATCCGGACAAGGGAATCGAAGAGGCAGTGGACGCAGAGCCGTTCGTGAAGCCCCTCTACATCCTTGGCACTTTTGTACCCGCCAACGAGGGCGACTTTGAGGTGCGCCTTATCAACGGAGCAAACCTCCGCAAGGAAACCGCCAACGTCGCAGACGAGGTGGTGGCTCTCATGAAGAGCATAGATCTGGTTTAAACAAGAACAAAAAACAAAGGAGAATAGCAAATGAATGCACCACTATTCGACATCGACATCCCCGGAATGCAGGCTGCGGTTAACAAGTTCCAGCCGGGACAGGGCTTCGTATGGAGCAAACTCTTCCCACTGAAGTACACCCGCAAGTTCGACATCAAGGGCATCGAGGGCGACGACGGCATCCCCGTGGCCGCAGACCGTGTAGCCTTCAACACCAAGGCACCGAAGAAGACTCGCAAGAAGATCGGTAACTGGAGCGGTAAACTCTCCAAGTACTCGGTCAGCCGTGAGAAGGACGAAATCGAGATCAACGACTACAAGGACAGCCAAACGCTGGCCAATGCAGCCACAGAGAACCAGCAGGAGAAGCAGGAACTCGTTCGCATCGTTTACGACGACGTGACATTCTGCCGACAGGCAATGGACGCAAAGGTGGAGATCGACGCCATGCGCATCGGTTCCAGCGGCATCCAGAGCTTCCCCGAGAAGATCGAGGGCGAGATGGCCTCACAGGACATCATCAACTTCAACGTGCCAGCACGCAACTTCGTAGGTTTCGGTGTTAGCACCAAGACCGTGAAGAAGAACGGAGCCAACACACAGGTGAAGACCGCCGCATGGGATGACGTCGACGCAGCCGACGGCCTCGGCGACATCATCGCAGCCCAGAACATCGTGAAGAAGCAGGGACTTCCAAAGCCTCGCTTCGCCTTCATGGAGCTCGAGAAGTTCCAGCAGCTGTGCGCACAGAAGGCAACGATCAAGCGTCTGTTCCCGAAGGTGACAGACCTCGAGAGAATCACAGCCGAGGAGATCAACCTCCAGAGCATCAACGCCTACATGACGAAGGCAGAGAACGGATTCCCACAGATCGTCATCCTCGACACCTACGCAACCATCGAGCACAAGGACGGTGAGAAGGAAACCATCAAGCCTTGGAACGTGAACGTGGTCACCCTTTCGGCAACAGCCCAGCTCGGCTGGACGTTCTACAAGAACGTGCCTCTGGTTGAGAACACCGAAGCCCTGCAGGTTTACGGATCGTTCTACAAGCTGACCCGTTACAGCGAGGTGAACCCGATGCTCGAGGTCACAATGGCCGAGGCATACGTACAGCCCGCCCTCATCAACCGCCAGAGCCTCGTCTTCCTCAACACGATGAACGAGAACTGGAACGACGGTGAGGCATAACCCTCTCAAAGCAAAGAGACGATGAAGATAATCGACGCCCTCAAGTCACTGAGCAACTACCCGATCCCGACCTCGACGGTGGTGAACATCACCGAAGAGGCCGGGCTGACGGCGACCAAC